AACATTCCGCAACGTTGCAGCCGCAGCAACCGAGTTCATGCGCTCAAAGCAGACTGCACTACAAGCCGCCGCGGGTGACATCCTTACCACCGACACTCCCGGCCTCTTGCCAGTACCAGTCCTAGGGCCAGTCTTCCAAGACCTCAACTTTATCCGTCCAGTTGTTAACGCAATCGGCGCACGCGCAATGCCAAACGGCGGAGCATCAAAGACTTTCATTCGTCCAACGATCACTACGCACACAAGCGTCGCTGCACAATCAAGCGAACTTGCTGCCGCATCCGCAACCACAATGGTTATTGCGTCAAACACAATTACCAAAACAACCTTGGCGGGACAAGTCACGCTCTCAATTCAGGACGTCGACTTCACGGATCCAGCAAGCCTCCAGATAATCCTTAATGACTTACTCGGCGAATATCTCATTGCCAGCGATAACGTCGCAGCAGACGCAATTACTGCAGGCGCATCGGCATCTGGCTCGACATGGACATTTGCCACCGCCGATCCATCAACGTTAATCGCAGCATTGTATGACGCAGCAACCGACATCTTGACCGCAACAAACTTCTTGCCAGACCATGTTTTCGTCAGTCCGAACGTATGGAAGCTTCTCGGCAACCAGTTAGACGCAGACAAGCGACCTGTATTCCCGTACACCGGCGCAGCAGGACTTATGGGCGTAAACGGAATGGGCGTTGCAAACATTACGGAAAGAAGCACATTCAACCCGTTTGGTTTGACTCTTATTGCAGACAACAACTTTGCAACAAACACAATGGTCGTTGCACGCGCAAGCGCTATTGAGTTCTACGAACAAGTACGCGGCCTAATGAGCGTTGAGTTGCCTTCTACTTTGGGACGCAATTTCTCGTACGCAGGCTACGTATCTACGTTCATTGCAGACGCAGACCAAGTCAAGTCCATCATCGTCAGCCCATAATCGGAAGGTAGGCCCTAGTAATGGCCACCTATACGGTCACAAACAAGTACCTCATAGACGACTTCGCCGTCCTTCAACTTCTCACCCCGACGGAGTTGGAGGTCGGCCAGTCAATAACGGTTGCAGGCGTAGACGCCACATTTAACGGCACATACACAGTCCGCGCTCTTCCGCAATATCTCTATGAAGGCGTAGACACCGAAGGCGATCTTCTCTACAACGTCAACATCCCAATCGCTAACCAAGTCCTTTACGCAAGAACGGCCGCCGATGTTGAGCGAACCGCCGCGTCTGGAACCTTGACGTCAACTCCAACTTGCTCGTGGATTACGGCCACCGACATTGAAGACTGGTTGGGCATTGGTACGGCCACCGCAGCCGACGCCACATTCCTTACCATTTGCGCCTCTAGTTCTTCGCAGTTCTGCTGGCGTCGACGAATGGAAGCCGGCTACGTTGACTCTCTTACGACCGTCCCATCTCAAGATGTCAAACTTGGAACGATCATGTACGGCGGAGCGCTTTACCGTCAACGCGGATCTATGGATTCTTTTGCATCCTTCCAGTCAATGGGAACCGCGCCAGTCATGGGCCTTAACGGAATGATCCGCCAATTGTTAGGCATTGATCGACCGCAGGTTGCCTAGTGCCAGTCCCGACCTACACCGATCTATTTAATGAGGGCTACGACGACCTAGTCGCCAAACTTCAGACGGTCGTAGGGCTTCAAGTTGTAAACGATCCGCGCAACATCGTCCCGCCATGCGTGTTTGTAAACATTGACTCCATTGACGGCTTTAACTACAACATCGCCAAACTGACTTTTACACTTCAGATCGTGACGCTTGGCCCTGGCAATCTAGACGCCCAAAAGTCGCTGCTCAACATGCTGGCTCAGGTATACGCGCTTAACATCGGCATTATCTCAGGCCGCCCCACAAACGTCGACATCGGCGGATCCGTCCTGCCGGCATACGAACTTACCGTTGCAACTCAAGTCCAAACGGCGTAATCCACACCTAGCGCCTGAAACTATGTCAAACTAAAACCACTACTCAAGGAGCAATCATGGCAACCTCAACTATCCTCTCAAATCCAAAAGTCGTAATCGCAACCGTTGACCTTTCGGATCAATGCACGGCCGCAACTTTGACCCGCACCATTGAAGCGCTTGAAGACACCGCGTTCGGATCTACAGCACGCACCTACACTGGCGGCCTTGAAAACAACGAACTTACTGTCACGATGTACATGTCCTACGCGGCAACCGAAACCTACGCCACGCTCTCAACACTTGTCGGAACAAAGATGATCGTCATTGTTAACCCAACATCGGCAGCCGACTCGGCAACAAACCCTGGCTTCACTTTGACAAACACCTACCTAGAAGCATTACCAGTAATTAACGCCTCGCTCGGCGAGTTGCAAACTGTAGACCTCACCTTTACAGGCGGAACCTACAGCGCAGACGTAACACCATAATCACGGCCGTCCTCGGCCCGACACAAGGAGAACCATGAAGATCAAACTTAATGTCACGCGCGGAGAAGTAACCGAACAATTATCTACAAACCTCTTTGTCATTGCCGAATGGGAACGCCTAGAGAATCGTCGAGTGTCAGACGGACGCGGCATCGGTGCATCCGATCTAGCGTGTTGGGTACACACGTTGCTCACGATAAAGGGTGAGAAGCTTCCCGCGTCATGGCGCGAATGGCTTAAACAAAACCCAGACATTGAGATCGCAGCGGAGGACGCAACAGATCCAAACCCTACGGACGCGGCTACCGCCGGCAACTAGCCGAACTGGTAGTCGCGACGGGATGGGCGCCGACGTTCTATGCGGAGTCATTTGACTCACGCGACCTACAAACAATCATTAGAGTCCTTAATGACCAAAACAAAAAAGGACACAAATGAGAGACTCAGCCGGCGGCGTTGAAGCACGGATAGAAGTGTTCGGCCTTGGCCAAGCGCTTAAGGATCTTAACAAGATTGACAAGGCTCTCCGACGTGACATCACTAAGGACTACAAGCGCGTAACGTCTGGGATTGTCTCGGACATACAGTCGGCTATCCCATTGAACTATCCGCTGTCAGGCTGGCAGCGCCAATGGCGTCTCCGTGGCGAATACGAAGTATTCCCCTGGCCAACTAGCCATTCCGTCAAGGCATACATAAACACCAAAGCACCCAAAGAAGTTTTTGGCGGCAAAGTAAACCTCTCCACGTTTGCGATCAAATGGACGGGAGCGGCCGCATCGTTCTTCGACTTCTCATCGTCTAATCGCATGGGAGCCGCACTAACAGCCAAGTACGGAACACCATCGCGAGTAGTGTGGAAACAGTACGAAGCAAACAAAAGCGAACTTGAAGTAGAAATGGCGCGGATCGTAGACCGCGTCGGAGACGCATTAAGTCGCGACCTAAGCGCAAGGTAAACCCATGGCCGTCATCCTCCCAATCATCTCCGAGTACGACCCGAAGGGAGCAAAGCGCGCAATCGCGCAATTTAAGCAACTAGAAACCTTTGGTGAAAAAGCAAACTTTGCAATCAAGAAGGCAGCACTACCAGCCGCTGCTGCTGTTGCCGGCTTAGGCGTGGCACTCGTAGGAGCAACCAAGGCCGCAATGGAGGACGCCGCCGAGCAAGCAAACTTGGCGCTTGTAATGCAGAACGTCACGGGAGCAACCGACGCACAAGTTGCCTCTCAAGAAAAGGTAATTGCCGCAATGTCAAGGGCATCCGGCACGGCAGACAGCGAACTTCGCCCAGCCTTCCAGGCGCTTCTTGTAGGCACTAAGGACATCACTACAGCCAACACCGCTTTAGCGCTTGCACAGGACATCGCACAGGGCTCTGGTAAGGATCTAGCAACAGTCTCGGATGCTCTAGCCAAGGCTTACGGAGGCAACTTTAAAGCCCTGGGTCAACTTTCTCCAGAGATTAAAGCAATGATTAAAGACGGCGCAAGCCTTGATGACGTCATGAATGTCCTTGGCGGAACCTTTGGAGGAGCCACAGCAACCGCCGCAGAAACCGCCGCAGGCCGCATGAAGATTCTTAAGAACTCTTTAGACGAAACAAAAGAGTCAGTCGGAGCGGCATTGCTTCCAGCCTTTGAAGCCGTCTTACCAGTAATTCAAAAGTTTGCAGACTGGGCACAAGATAATCCAGGAGCTTTCCTAGCCATTGCCGGCACAATCGGCGCTATTGCTGTCTCGATCATGGCCGTCAACTTTGCCATGGCGCTAAACCCGTTCTCGGCCATTGCAGCCGGCATCGCCGTTCTAGTCGTCGGCCTAGCGATCGCTTACAAAAAGTTTGAGGGCTTTCGAAACATTGTTAACAGCGTAATCAATTTTATTATTGGCGGCTTTGAGACTTTGGCTAACGCGTGGATCAAAGCAATTAACGCGCTCATTAGGGCATACAACGCCATCCCGTTCGTTGACAACGTCTCAACAATTGAATCGATATCGCTGGGCCGTATTGGTGCCGCGCAAGCAGTAGCAGGATCAGGCTTCGGAAGAGAAGGCGGAATTCCAGCAATGGCCGCCGGCGGAATTGTAACAGGGCCAACCTTGGCTCTTATCGGTGAGCGCGGCCCAGAAGCCGTCATTCCGTTAGATCAAATGCGTAAACAAGGCGGACAAAACATCACCGTAAACATCACAGGCGGCATATCCACATCGGCAGACATCGGCCGCGCCGTCGTCAACGCAATTAAAGCAATGAACCGTGTAGACGGCCCAGCACAAATCCAAGTCGCGTAATGGCCGCCACAATTGTCGACTCAGGATCCTACGATCTTCTCATTGACACAGGATTCTTAGTCAACGCATTTGTCCTAGACGACACCGACAAAGGCGTCCTCAATAACACCGAATACGTTCTTAACGGAACAACCCAATACGCATCAGTCATCGAAGGCTCCACAAACATTATTGTCACACGGGGACGCCGCGACATCGGCGACCAATTCACAGCCGGCTCAATGAACTTCAATCTCCTAGACGGCTATGCTGGCGGAGTCTTCAACCCGTTCAACCAAAACAGCCCGTTCTTTGATACAGCAAACGCACAACCCGGACTAGCCCCAATGCGAAACGTCATCCTTACGCGAGAAGGCGAAGAACTTTTTAACGGTTATATCATTGACTACACCTACGACTTTAACCTTGGCGGCCTAGACGAAGTCAACGTCGCATGCGCCGACCGCTTCTATGTGCTCTCACAGACTTATATGGACGAATACAACGTTGACCAAGAATTAGCCAACGTACGCGTAGAAGCCGTCCTTGACTTACCAGAAGTTAACGCATTTCAATTGCCAGGCGAACGCAACATTGAGACATCGAGCGTCCTCCTTGGCGGAGCTTCTGCCTACACAATTCCCAACGGAACATCCGTGGCCGCATACATGGCCAAGATTAATGAGAGTGTGCAGGGCCGAATCTTTGTGGCGCGGGACGGCGTGTTCACATTCCAAGATCGGATTGGAACAACACTCTCCGCACCCGTGGCCGCATTCCACGATGACGGAACAAATATCCCAATGGATCAAGTAGGCATATCATTTGAAGCAAACGAAGTTGTCAACCGCGCATCCGTCACCCATGCCGGCGCAACAACCCCAGAAGTCGCGGAAGACTTATCATCCCAAGCGACCTACTTTATTCAGACCACGTCAATCTCCGACGCGCTAGTCCACAACAACACGGCCGCGCTAGACCTTGCCACTTACTTACTCGTAGCCGAACCGTCCCCACGGTACACATCGGTATCCACACCGTTCTCCACGCTTACAGACGCACAGCGTGACATTGTGGCCGTCATCGAGATCGGGGCCACGATTAGCGTAGAGAAGTCCTTTTTAACTGGGTTGACCACCACGCAATTAGCCCAAGAGTTGGCCGTGGAGGGAATCCAACATCAGATAGACCTATCGTCTGGGCATCGGATCACGCTCTTTACAAGCCCAACAACACTTGTCTACGAACTTATTCTTGACGATGCTGTATATGGCACAATCGACACAGAGAATGTCTTAGGATAGGAATCACTATGGGAGCAAACGCAACAACATTCGTCCCGGCCTACGTCGCTGGCGAAGTCCTCACAGCCGCCGATCTATCTGTTACAAACTCAGGGATCCCCGTGTTCGCAACGACAGTCACGCGAGACGCTGCTTTTGGCGGCACAGGCGAAAAGACACTCGCCGAAGGTCAATTTGCTTACATTGAGGCAACTAACACTACGCAGTATTACGACGGCGCGGCTTGGCAGTCTGTTGGCGTTACGCCCGGGCTAACTTTGGTTGCTACTGGCACGGCGGCCGCCGCCGCAAGTATCACCGTAAACACTTGTTTTACAACTACTTACGACGAATACTTGCTTGTTGTTGACATAACGGGTTCAACTTTGGCGACGTTAAATTTGCAAATGCGTAACGCTGGCAGCACAATCACAGCGGCAAATTACCAATGGTTTAGAACGGGTTACGACAATAACGGTTCCTCACAAGATGGTCATGCTATTTCGCAAACTGCTTGGCTATTTGGTTATGCAAACGGAACTACGCCAAGTGTTGCAAGAATAAATTTGTATGACCCACTAAATAGCCGTGTAGCAAATCACAACGCGTTTGCTACATCAAATAACAGTACTGACGGTGGAATTTCTGTTTTTTCTACAGGCTTTAGGTATAACAGCGCACAGGCATTTGACAGTTTCGTATTGTCGGTCAGTGCTGGAACGATGACAGGAACCGTGCGCGTGTACGGTTTGACAAAGTAGGACTCATGAACAAAGTATTAGAAATTGACGCAACAACAAATACCGCTGTAGAACGCGACGAAACAGCCGACGAAAAAGCCTTGCGCGACGCTGCACACAAAGCATTTTTAGCAGACAACAAAGCCGCCGAAACCAAGGCCGCCGCACGGCAAGCAGTCCTTAACAAACTTGGACTTACAGCAGACGAAGCCGCCGCACTCTTAGGCTAATGAAATGGGCGCGTCGATTACTGGCGTTATCGTGGCTGGCTGTTTTAGCGTTTTGGTGGCTCTCATCCACACGATGAGAAAAGAAAACCGCAAAGACCACGGTGAAGTTCAACAATCACTAGGACGCATAGAACAAAAAATAGACGGACACATGGAAGGCCACCAATGAAACCACAAGATAAAGCAATGATTGCTTCCTACGCTCGATCTATGGTTGGCGCATCCCTAGCGCTTTACCTTGCCGGCAACACCGATCCAAAGGATTTACTTGCGGCCGCAATAGCATCAGTCGCACCCGTCCTTCTGCGATGGCTCAACCCGAAAGATCCTTCCTATGGCCGCAAAAAAAACGACAAAGCCTAAAGCCCAACCGCTTCCGATCATCGGCGCACGGCCGTACACGGGCAACACGGACGGCGCATCACCTAAACGACGTGCCGGCATGGACGCCTTCATCAAAGAAGTCATCTGGCTAGGTCAAGGCGCTCTTTGGGATAACGGCTCGTATGGCGTAAGAAATATGCGCGGCAAAGAAACACTTTCGGTACACGCCACAGGCCGCGCCGTCGATCTCTCATATCGTCCAAGTGCCAGCAAAAAACTTGCTAATCGCAACGACGCGCTGGTAGCAATTGAGAAGCTTTGCGCCAATGCAAACGATCTTGGAATAGAAATGATGATCGACTACTTCCCACAGCCGTTCGGTCGCGCGTGGAAATGCGATCGTCAAGCGTGGAGCAAATACAGCAAGCCAACAGTCACGGGAGCACCTGGCGGAGACTGGTTTCACATCGAGATCACACCACAAGCGGCCGACTCTCCAATCTTTGTAAAAGCCGCATTCTTAAAGGCGTTCGGGGAAATCCACCCCTACTAGGCAAGTGTTGGCTAAGGTCGGAATACCGACGAAAGGCCATTCTATGACCGATCCACAAATCTTCGACTATCTGGTGCTCAAGACAGTTCTTGACAACGGCCAAGAAGTCCTTGTGCAGATCTTTATGAACGGCGGATCCGAGGCGCAATACCTAGCCGGCCGTATGTCCTTTCGGACAGCCACGGGCGACTCATGGAGCCCACCCTACGAATTGGAGAAACAATGATTACAGCCCCACAAATCATCATTAGCGTCATCGGTAGCCTATGGGCGCTAACGGCGTTCCTAGGCGTTGCCAGGAGCCTCCCAGAGCCTTCTGAGATGCCACCCGTGGAAGTAGTCGTGCCGGCATCAGTCCCGATCACGACCACCACAATTACGACTATCGCCACGTGCGACGACGCCCTTCAACTAGCCCTTGATCTGGGCTTTCCAGCCGAGCAATTGGCCACACTTGAACTTGTCATGCACCGCGAATCCCGATGCCTTCCACACGCGCACAACGTAGACGACCCGATGGGCGGCTCATACGGCCTCACACAAATTAACGGCTTCTGGTGTCTACCTAATTCGCAATGGCCGATCGGTTGGCTTCAAGCGAAAGGGATCTTGGACGAATGCTCCGACCTATTCAACGCCACCACGTCACTTCGTGCTACCCATGAGATATACCTAAACTCAGGCTGGAATCCTTGGAGGACTGCAAAGTGAACGAAGCGCCCTATCCCGAAAGCGGCATCAGCGAAGAAATGCGAAAACAACTATTCGCATTTATTGACGAAATCATTACACCAAATCCACACGCCGATCTCATCCGACGTGTACGCGCACTACGCAACTCGCTCACATTAGAAGTACCGATGCCGCTCTACGACATCACCACACTCGACAAAGCAATCCAAGCATTGGAGGCCCACTCATGACCGACCTATTCCATCCTTCACTCCCATACAACGGACACTCAGGCCACGTTGCCGGCTCAGAAACATCTAAGGCTCGCGCAATCTCCGAAGACGCATCAGGCGTCACGGCATCACGTCAAAAGCAAATACTAAAAGCGCTCCAAGGATGCAAAGTCGGCTACACGTGGAAAGAACTAGCAGGCAAACTAGGACTACATCACGGCCAAATCTCAGGCGCACTATCAGCGCTGCACAAAGACGGCTGGGTGTTTGCTCTAAAGCAAGAACGCAATGGCTCCCAGATCTACATGCACTACGGCTATCGAGACGAACACGGCGCCGCCATGCGACTTGACTTCCCAGCAGTCACACGCTCCAGCGTCAAGAAGGCAGCAATTGACGATCTTGCTAAAGCCGTAGAAGTGTTCTTAGAGACGCGCACATTCCAAACAGAAGATCAACTTCGCGCCGCGTTCAACGTGTACAATTTGCTCACTCATACCGACTAAAGGACACCCGACATGGCATTTGATCTCAGTAACTACGAAACGGTAGAAGATCGACTGATTCGATTCTGGGCAGATCACCCAAACGGCCGCATCGCCACGTCACTCATTGCGCAAGACGGCGATCAAGTCATCTTTCGCGCCGAAGTGTTCTTTGAGTTCATTGACACATGGCCCAAGGCGACAGGCTATGCGGAAGAAGTCCGTGGCTCGTCGCCAGTCAATAAAACCGCGCACATTGAAAACTGTGAGACATCGAGCATCGGCCGCGCATTGGCTAATGCCGGCTACGCGACACATGGCAAACGGCCGTCACGCGAAGAGATGTCCAAAGTGTCCCGGACGGGGAGTCCCTCAAAGGATGAGACCCACGCCTCCTCGTCTGGGCAATTCGCTACACCTAAACAAATTGGATTCTTAAAAGCTTTGGCACGGGGCAAAGAACTAAACGACCTTGATCTCTTGGAGTTCATGCATGCCACGCTTGGCGTCTCAGACGTCGTTTTAGAGACGCTCACAGGCGCACAAGCCTCCACGGTAATTGACCGTCTCAAGTGATCAAGTTTGACGCTTCCGACCCGTCCGCTTCACGTCTTAGGGATCAGCACTATCAGATTCAAGACCTACTTATTGGCATTGACGAACTTAAATTACAGATCACATGGCTCACTTTGCAGCGCGACGTGCTTATTGAACAGGCCCAACGATGACCGAATCAGACTTCCAAAAGATCGTGATCAATCTGGCCAAGATGCACGGATGGTTAGTGCATCATCCGATGCCGGCTATAAACAAACGTGGCGTCTGGGCTACACATGAACTAGGCGATCACGGCTTCCCCGACCTTGTGCTCGCCCATCCTTTAGGCCGTGTTATATTCGCAGAACTCAAAAGCGATAAAGGCAAAATCTCACCGCTTCAATCACGATGGATTACAACGCTTCAACAAGGCGCCGTCGTATGGGTGTGGCGGCCAGCCGACATTAACTGGATTTCCCAATATTTAAGTTTTAAAGGACGCACAACTTCATAAGTCTCACGACCTACACCGTCGCAAGGTGATCGGGTAACACACGGAAAGCGTGGGTAGATCGTCGCGTCCTGAAACATGCAACACGAAATGCGTTAGGCGAAGCGACGAAGCGAGCCGTCAACATAATCGGCTAGATAGTGCAAGGGTACGGAGTGAGTGCATCCCGTGGGTGAGCATTACCGCATTAGGCTTTACCGTGCCGGCATCACATACCGTTAACAAACCCAACTTAACCGAGACGAGCCCGACATGATGAACTACTACTACTCACGACAGCAAGGCGCTTGCGCCGCGCTAGCCCAAGCCGAAGGCGCGGGAGCATGACACGCCAACGCTCCGAGTACGACAC